GTTTGCACTTGAATAATCGCCATCAAAAGTTTGTAGTATATAATCTCTTACTATTTCGCCTATCTCAAAAGTAACATTTTCATTTACTGCAAAAGACTGTAAATTGAATATATTAGTTCTATCAGTTGTTTGCGTTCCTGTATATACATATAATTGCATATCTACCTGTGTTAAATTGGTAGCAGATATGTTTATATAGTATGGACTTCTTGCATTAATTTTTGTCATTGTTTTTTCTCTAAGTTTACTTTTATTTGATTCTCAATACCAATTGAATAAGCATTTACTATATCTTCAGGTAGTCTCTTGAAAGCTCTATTGAATGGCTCAGTAAAAAACAAACTCGGTTTAATACCTTTGAAATAGATACTTCTTGCAATCAAGAACTGTATTGACTTTCTGAAACCGACTGTGTCTATTTTTCTACCTGTGAATCTGCCTTTATCTCTTGGTGCAAGACCTCTTCGTACTATCCACTTGTCGAGCTTCGATGGCGGTGGCATTGCATCTCTGTATGAATAAGGTGTGTCATATTTTACTCTTTTACCGCTGACACCTCTGTCTTGAAACTTACCATAGTCTTCCATGAGAAAAGAGATAGAAGAAACATTGTTACTTTCATCAATGTCTGGCTTCAAACTATCGTAGAGTTTACCTGAAACATTCTTGTCTTTTCTTGTCAAGTTGCTTCTACTTTGCTGAATCACATACTTCGCAAATTTATTCAGTTCGTCTCTTACTTCTTTTAGCATATATCTATATCGTTTCTTACGAATACATTAAACGTTGCTGTGAAACCTGCAAGTCTATTTTCGAATCTATCATAAAAAGGTTCAAGATTTGCGTCACCATCGAGTTGATATTGGTCTGTGTGAAGACTACCTTTACGAAGCACCATGACGAGTTTGTTTAAGACTGCTAATTGTGTATTAAGAACGTCTTGCTCGTTGTTGTTGCCTCTGAAGATATCTACTGTTTCATCTTTGCTCTCATCTACTATGTCCATTGCAAGAACACTTATGTTGAACGTTAGTACTTGCTCTTGTGTTGTGACGTTGTTTATGATGATGTGACAAAGCGGGAATATACTCTGTTTCGCTAAATCAACATCATAGATGTCACCTGTTGTGACTGTGTTTACATTAACGTCTGAAAGTAATTGATCTTTTATCGCTTCAGTCAGTAAATAAAACCCTCTTATACCTGTATTGCTCATTTTTTTTTATTTAAACTTCTTTCTTATTTCAGATGCTTCTATTTCATTTTTCTCTTTTGTGAATGACAGAAACATCAAGCATTCGTGTATGTTTAGTTTAGTGATATGTTCAAACTTCGTAATATCTCCGTCAGAGAGTGCATAGATGCTGTTGTACCAACCCCATTTGGCTGTGAAATTAGATACTCTGCTAAAGTCTGCTCGTTCTTCTTGTCCAAAGAGCTCATCATAACTATCGACAATTCTTTGCCTAAATTGTAAAAAAAAACAATAGCACCAAGCACAGCATCAACAGGAAAGTCTTTCGCTCTTTCACTCAACTCTGAATCATAATCTTCAATTACATATCTTTCACCACGACTCATCTTTACTTTTCTGAATAGAACATTTGCTACTCTATGCAGATTTGCGTCATCACTTATAAATGTATCTAAATCGACATATTCACCAAAAGTCATATCATCAAGACTTGGTATGAAACCATAAGTGTCGTTGTTTAATGTGAATCTGTTTATCAATTGATGTTTCGTGTCAAACAGAGTATTTATGATGCTTGTGATTTCTACTATGTCAGTTGCTTTCATGTTTCTGACAACTACGTTTGAAACGTTGCAGAATATCTCGACCATTTTTAATTGAAGTGAAGCTTCGTCAAGTTCTTTGTATTTTAAGAACTCTTGATATTGACCGAGAGTGATTTCGTGCAATGATGAAGGTATGTTTATCTTTAGTTTCATATTGTTGTGCTTATTAATATATAAACGTTTTTAAATTATTTTAGTGATTAATGAACTGCATACTTACCGAAGTTAGGTCTGCTTAATATTGAATAAGTTGCATATCTGACAGCGTCAATGATGTGGTTGTTCTTATCAACAGGTTTGTTTGTCAGTTTACCACTTCTGTCTTCTTGCCATTTATAGTTTCTGAATTCTTGAATAGCGTTGTTGCTGTCGCTTGTTATGTGTATCTTGAATCTCTTCAGTAAGTCAATACCTGCATTGATACTGTCACGACCTTTGAGACTCGGTTGTATATTGTGTCCCATTCTTCGCAGTTCGTCAATCAATCGTGGTTCAGCGGCATCAAAATAAATAGCATTGCGATTCATCACTTCTTTCTTAAAGCAATCGCTCAAGTCTTTCGTTGTCATCATCGTTCTATATAGATGCTCTTTGATATAAAGATTGTAGTCTTTTCTGTATACTGAAACAAGCGTACTCGGGTCGTTCGTATAACCTGCGTCTGCACCATAGCTTATAAGCTCTGCATCATGCGGAACGTGTGGCACTTCTACATAGTTGAAGATAGTTGCTTTTGATACACCTCTAACGCCAAGACCATAGATTTGCCAATACTGTTCGTCTGTGTATTTAAGTCTTTCGATTTCTTTTATAATACTCTCGTCAAGAAACTTGTTGTCTTTGTAAGTAGTCTTGTAGAATTCTACATCATCACGATTTAAGACTTTGTCGTATATCCAGTGATACTCGTCTGATGGGTTGTAGTCAAGAACTATCTTTTCAGTTGTTCTGAAGATGAGCTGTTGCCAGTCTTCGTATTCAAGTTCATTCGCTTCATTTATGAAAAGAAACTCTCTTTTGCGACCTCTGATCTTTTGCGGTTGGTCTACTGAAATAAACTCAATGAGATTGTTGTTTAAAGTGTATTCACTGTTTGATTTGTTGTGATATGCTTCATCATATTTATTGTAAGATTTAAGAATGTTTAAGAAGTCTCTCATCACAGAGCTTCGCACAGCAGGAAACGTCTTTCTGCATATTGTAATCGTCTTTCCTGTGTTGACTTGACAGTAGTGAAAGATTATATATAAAAGTATGTTGTAAGTCTTGCCAGAGCGTGTACCACCCTGTTCGCATACTATTTTACTTTCACTATCTAAAAGATGTTCAAAAACTACATTGACATCGACATTCACTATCTATGTATTTTGATATTGATTTCTTTGTCTGTTGTTTCGTGTTTGACCTCTCGTTTTGTACCATTGAGTCTGTGAGCTTCGTCATCGTCAGCAATCAATTTCATAAGTGCGATTTGTAGTGTTGCATTGTCGCTATTGTACCACTTGTCTCGCATATCTACTTTCATATTGATTCTGTTTTTTTCAAGTTCGCTTTTTATAGTGTCACATTTGTGTAAATCGTGAGCATAAAAAGTTTTTCTTGTGAAAGCTGTATAGCTACAAATATCGTTTATAAAAATAAGATTATGCTTTTTAATAGCTTCTAAGCTTTGCTCTCGCATTTCTTCTGTATTGTAAGACATAATGTTTCTTTATTATATATAAACAATTTATGTTTTTTTTATTGTAGTAGTATTTCTTCTATCTGCTCAATCTTTTTATCGTTTGCTTTGTGTATCATTTCAATGACGAATAGTTTATTGTCACCGAGCAGAGCTTTCATTGTTAGTTCTATGTTTTTATTGTATTTAGCATGTTGCTCGTAAGTATTCAAGCTATATATGACAGAACAGTGTGATGTCTTGAAGTTGTTTTCTGCGTATGCTTGTACTATTTGCATAAGTCTCATCTTGCCATATTCTCGCATATATTTGTTTGCGACTGCTCTCATCTCAATCACATCTCTTCTTCTTGTGTTTTCAAATATGTCTATATTGTGTAAGTCTTTTATGACTTCTGCTATTTTCTTTATATTCATTACTTAAGTTTTGTAAATTCTATTTCTTGATTTTCTTTGATCTCTTCGCTGTTTTCGTAATACTTGTCAATCAATGCGTCAATCATTACGAGCTCGTCTATCGTTGCTTTTTTTATTTTATGTATCAAACTATCAATCTTGTTTAAAACGTTCGTACAGAACTCTGGATTGTTGTAATAAACGACATTGAAGCCCTCTTGATATACTTCTTCAAGCAGTTTGTTTGTTTTACCTACTTGATACTTTATATTTTGTTTGAATGCTTTACTGCCTTTCAGTTCATCGTTTGCTTCTAAAAGTAATTGAGCAATAAGTACACTCTTTAAATAGTTTAGATGTTTGTCGCTTATTTGTTCTTTAGTTTCTTCTTGGTCTATATACGCATATTCATCTACAAAATCATCATCATATACACCTGCATTCGACTCTAAGCGTTCTAATTCTTCTTGCTCTATTTCTTTTTTTACTTGTTCGTCTCTATCCATTCTGTTTGCTGTTTTCTTAAATACTCTATCTCACGTTTTAAATAGTCTTGAGCTTTTTCTAAATCTTGAAGCTCTGTGCCTTTGTGTGGCGCTCTCGCTATGTATTTAACAATGTTACCACGATTGAAATTCAAATCATAGTCTTTTATGAAATCAATGACATCATATCCTTTGCCATTCTCGTAGTGTATATATGTTGCTCTCATACTATTGCGTTGTCGAGTTGCTCAATTAAATGACGTATCTCGCTTTTTTCAAACTTACCTGTGACTTCAGCGTTGTATGTCTTAAATGTTAAGTGATACATATCTTTGTCTGTGTCGTGCTTGTTTTCTTTTTTACCTAAGTGTTCAATCTTGATACTGAATTTCATTTTATTTATTTTATGTGATTTTTAATTAATCTTTAATTGATTTTTTATTTCTTCATGTGTTTCTTGCTGAAAGAACATTTTAAGCTCTGTGTCGTTTGTTGTCTTGTAAATTGCTTTGACAAACTCTGCTTTGTTCTTCTTATCTACTACATCATTGTAGTTTTTTATTTCATAGATCATTGTGACTCCGTCTACTGTTTCACATCTGTCAGTGTCTATGTTTGAGCGTACAATAAAGCACTTGATTTTTGTTTTGTCGTTTAAGCGAACACCTACATAGTTTGAGAGTGTTCTTATTGTGTTTATTGAAGTTAAGTCACCGTCTTTCTTATGGTCTATTAAAAAAGAATCGTGGTTGTACTTAGTTAATACGCAATCAATATCTATGATTGAGCGTTTTAAGTCTGTGTGTTCACTTATTAAATAATTGAAAGGATTGTTGTGATACTTCGGGTCGAACTTTTTTCTTGTTTTCATTTTATTGTTTTTTATGTTTCTGTTCTATTATCATTGGTGTTGTGTGTTTCCATTTAACTAAATGATGAAGACGTTTTGTTGTGAAGCCCATCATTGCGACTCTCACACTTGACGGGTGCATCATAACTGAGTGAAAAGATTTCAAGTATGTACCAGACAAGAGATATATGTCAGTCATACCAGAGCTTTGACTTTGAGTTGCTTTCTGTTCAAGACCTATGAATGGTATTGTCAGAAATAAATACCCTCGACTTGCAACACTCGTGTAAGTATTGACATCTTCATTGATTGAGCCAACAAATTGAAACTCTCTGTCTGTTGAGCATATAAAAGAATTCATACACTTTCTTGAATTATACAAGTAGTTTGAGATGAGACCACAGCTTTCACCACCTATGAAGTCACCACCCTGTGCAAAAGCTATGCTGTGAGCGTTTATTGACTTATAGAAATCAAGCATAGAATCAAAATAGAAATCGAGATTCTTGACAGTGCCTTTTGTTGTGTACTTGTCATCAACGAATCTATATCTGAAACTTGTGTAATCATCATCAAGTTGTATGAAGTATTTTATGTTTAGTTTCTTTGCTACTTTGAAACAGATGTTTCTTGCGTGTACTATTACTTTTCTGTTATCGAAATTGTTGCCTTCGTCTATCTCATCTGCCATAGCTTTCTTGTGAAAGATTTCTACGTTTTCAGCGCCAAACTTCTGAATGTAATCGTATGAAGTTTTGTCTTCATTGTCTACGATTATAATGATGCGACCTGTGTAACCGCTCTTTCGAAGAGTGTCGTAAGTCACAACATTGTCTGAACGACCGTGTGATAAGATGAAAGCTACAAAATCACTATTGCGCATATTCTTGAAGATATTGTTTTTTGATGTCTTCTGACAGCTTAACGTAGCCAAGTTGAATCGCTTTCTCAAAATCTATAATGACAAGAGCAGACTTTTCCATAAGCTCTTGCATCTCTTTGCTTGAGTGTGCATAGTAGTCAGCAATCTTTTCATAGTTGAATACATTGTGTCTACGAGCGGCATCAATCAGAAACTTCTTTTCTTCATAGTCTAAAGAAGACGCTTCTATTTCTCGCATCAATCTATGTGTCTTTGATTTGTCACACAATTCGTGAATATATGGCTTCTTGTTCTTCGGCTCATATATCGGTGCTTCTATTTTCTTTGTGTACTTCTTTTCACCTGTAGAAGTTTCACCAAACATATTAATCTGCTTCATATTAAAGTATTGAAGTTAAACAATAGTTATCTAAATCTGCACCATCGATGAAGAACTGTTCATACAAAGCAAGAGCTTTATCAACTTTCTCTTCACCACGATAGTAGAATTCTTCACTGCATTCGAAAATACCAATGTCGAGTGAGTTCTTGTCGAGTGCTAAAAAGTAGAACTCTTTGTGAGATTTACCGAAGAGATTGCAATATAGAAAACATTGAACATCATAACCGTACTTGTTTGCTGACCAACTGAAGTCCTTTATGTTTGTCGTGGTCTTCAAGTCAACGATTCTGTCTGTTGCTAAAACGTCAGCTTTACCACGAAACGGGTAACCTTTGATCTCACCGATTGACGGTACTTCAAACTCGCTTTTTCTTATCAATTCTTTTGCATGTTCGTTTCTTAAGAATGCGTCTGCTAAACGTTCAGCATCATTCTTTTCTTTCATTGTGAAGACTCGATTGTTTTCTGCTTTCGCTTCTCTAAATGCTTTTGTGTTCTTGCTTTGAACATCAATGAATGTTTGAGCATCAAAAACTTCTGGTTCAAGAATCGCACAGTGAAAGAGCCAACCGTCTCGTAGTGC